ATCCTAACCAAGTAAAGTATTTTTCTAATAAAGCTCCTACCAGAGAAGCTGCTGAATTAAGTAAGGCTCATGGCGGTAGTATTATAGAACGTGATCCTAATCAAATGTACGGTAACCAAAGGAATATATAAAACTTATGCCTGAAGATAAGAAAGAAAGTAAACGTATCAACAGAAACAATAAATCTGTTGGTAAGTTAGCTAAGAAGTACAAGAAGCATCCAGGCACTAAGAAGTTACATGATTTTGTTATGGATACTGATATTAATTTACCTGGAATTAAGAAGCTTGATTCTGAAACTCGTAACGTACAAAAAGCTGCTTCTCTTTTATCAGAGAAGAAAGCTGCTTCAAAGAAGAAAGTAAAGAAAGTAAAGCCTTTACCTGCTGGGTTTCGTAAGATGGGTTCAGTAAAGAAAGCTACGGGTGGGAAGGTACACCGACGCACCAAGTCAGGTTTCACTGGTAAAGGTACCGGCGCTTCTAAGAGAGGATACTAGATTACATGTCAGTAGAAAACAATCCCTTTGATGCTGTCTCCGCAGGTCCATCAGTAGTAGAAGTAGTACCTTCTCCTGATGGTTTGGAAGAAGATCAGTTTGCTATTGAACCTGCTGAAGACGGTAGTGGTGGTATCATTGTAGAGTTTAAACCTGCTGAGCCAGCTGAAGGGTTGAACGACGATCAAGTAGAAGAAGATGACGAGGAGTTCTACAGGAATTTAGTAGAAGAGATAACGGATGAAGAAGTTCTTACTGATATCTCTGACATAGTCTTAAAGAACTTTGAAGCTGATAAGGCTTCTAGGACTGAATGGGAATCAATGTTTGAACGAGGGTTCGATCTTCTTGGCTTGAAGCTGGAGGAAGCAACTGAACCTTTCGAGGGGGCATGTACTGCTGTACATCCTATCTTAATTGAGTCTGCTGTTAAGTTTCAAAGCAAAGCATCTCAGGAGATGTTCCCTGCTGGTGGACCTGTTAAAGCTCAGATCCTAGGAGACTATAGCGACGAGAAGCAGGAGCAGTCTACTCGTATTAAGAACTTCATGAACTATCAGGTAACCACTCAGATGCCTGAGTACTTCAATGAGATGGAAAGGAAGCTGTTTCATCTTCCTATCATAGGGAGTGCCTTTAAGAAGACTTACTTTGATAGGGGTTTAAACCGTCCTTGTTCTGAGTTTGTTCCTATTGATCAGTTCTATGTATCCAACAACGCTAAGGATTTAGCTACAGCTGACAGGTATACCCATGTCATCCCTCGTACGGTAGTGGACCTTGAGAGAGATGTAGTTGCTGGTCTTTATTCTATTGATATAGAAGAGGATTTAGGTGAACCTTACCAACCTGAGGTGTCTGGTCTCTCTGAGAAGATGGACAATATCATGGGTACCACGCAGTCAGGAGACGGTGTAGATACCCAGTATGTGCTCTTAGAACAGCATGTATATCTTAATATAGACGGTTTCGAGGATGAGGTTTCTCTCCCGTATATCGTAACTATAGAAGAGCAATCCAGTAAGATACTCAGTATCTATCGCAACTACGATAGAGAAGACCCAAGAAAGATTAAGAAGACCTTCTTCACTCACTACAAGTACGTTCCCGGTTTCGGGTTCTATGGTCTTGGTCTCATCCACTTCCTTGGTAACCTGACCATGACAGCTACAGCTGCTATGCGTAGCTTGATTGATGCTGGTCAGTTTGCTAACCTTCCTGGAGGTTTCAAAGCTAAAGGTGTACGGATTGTAGGCGACAATGACGCTATTGCTCCCGGTGAGTTCAAAGAGATAGAAGCTGTAGGTACTGACATACGACAGATGATCATGCCCCTACCGTACAAGGAGCCTTCTCAGACTCTCTTCCAGATGCTAGGCTTTGTAACTGCAGCTGCTGGTAAGTTCGCTGATAGTACGGAGCAGATGATCTCTGATGCTTCCAGCTACGGTCCTGTAGGTACGACGATGGCTCTGTTAGAAGCTTCCAGTAAGTTCTTTTCTGCTATTCATAAGCGCCTACATAACTCCCAGAAGGAAGAGTTCCGTATCCTTGCTCGTTTAAACTACGAGAACTTACCAGATGAATGTACGTGTGACGTACCAGGAGCGAGCTTAACGATCTACCGTGAAGACTTTGACGGTAGAATTGATATCATTCCTGTCTCTGATCCTAACATTCCGTCTTCTGCTCATCGTATGATGATGGCTCAGATGGCGCTGCAGCTTAGTCAATCTGCACCTCCTGGTATGTACAATACAGAGGAGTTGCATAAGACTATCCTGAACTCTGCTTCTATGCCTAACATAGATGCTATTATGCCGTCTAAGCCACAAGCTATTCCTCTTGATCCTGTATCAGATATTGGTGCAGCTGTTAAGGGTATACCTATCAAAGCTTTTCCTGGACAGAACCACGATGCTCATATACAAACTAAGATGATGTATCTACAAGATCCCATGAATGGTGCTAACCCATTGATGCAAAGGATATCTCCTGTCTTAGAAGCTAACATGCAAGAGCATATGTTGTTGAAGTATCAAGAGCAAATGAATGGTGTTGCGCGTCAGATTGCTCCTCCTGAAGCAGCTGGTAATCCTCAGATGATGGAAGCTATTATGGCTCAAGCAGCTCAGCAAGTAAAAACTGCTAATGAAGTAGCTGCTGCTCAACAGCAAGCTCTTACTCCTGAAGCTCAGATGGTACAGATGGAAGGTAAACGTTTGGAGCTGGAGACTGAGAAGTTAAAGGTAACTGTAGCTAAGGAAGCTGTATCAGGTGCTTTGAAGAGTAGGGAGTTAGATATAAAAGAACAAGAACTTCAGTTGGATATGTTCAAGGATGGTGCTAAGATGAAATCATCTAAGGACGAGAAGGAGAGGGACCGTAATGCTAAGCAAGCAATTGTAGCTTTACAAGGCTTGATGGACTTAGCTATAGCAGAAGCAGCTAACGATACTACCAAACAAGTTAAAGCTACTGATCTTTTTGGTAAACTAGCAATGGAGGCAACTAAGAAGAATGGACCTGTGGACTCAGATAAATAAAACTATAGATGAAACTATAGATAATTTAACAGTCTCCCTTATAGCTGGACAGGTTGAAGATTACAGTAACTACAGTAAAGTAGTAGGAAATATAAAAGGATTACAAGACGCTAAAGAAATCCTACGAGTTGTAGTAAAGGCTAGAACAGAGGGTGATGACTATGATGATGACTACTAAAGGAGGACAATAATACTATGCAATTAGCTACCCCAATGAGTAAAAGTATTGACAATGCTGAATGGACAGGAGGTGATGAAATCTTGCTGGAAGGTAAGCTTCCAACTCTTCCAGGATTTAACATAATGGTTAAACCTGTACAAGTCAAGAAAGAAACTAAAGGAGGTATTCTTCTACCTGATAAAACTCAAGCTGATGTAGCTTATCTAACCACTGTAGGAAAGGTAGTTAAGGTAGGTGAGTGTGCATACAAGGACGAGGAGAAGTTCCCTAACGGTCCTTGGTGTAAAGAAGGAGATTACGTCTGCTACGGTAGGACTGTAGGACAGAAGTTCATGTACCGAGGTAATCAGCTTCTTCTTCTATTTGATGATCAGATCATCATGACAGTAGAAGACCCTCAGGATTTGGATCTTACTTTTAATCTCTCCAGTGGAGGGGTTAACTAATTAATATTTGTATATATACTAATACGATAGTATAATATTTAATATTAAGGGAAATCTAAAGAGGTTTTTCTAGGGCGAAGGGATTATCCCCTCAATGCGTAACGGTTCGCCAGTTACGGGTACAAGATAAGGAAAGGAACCACGTTAAGATGGACCCTGAAGAGCAAGAAGATAATAGTGACGGTTGGGAAACAATGGACCTAACCGCTCCTGTGGTAGAAGAAGATAAGATTGAGGTGGTAGTTGAAGGCGTAGAAGAAGAGCCTGAACTAGAGATACTCACCGAAAAGAAACCTGATCCGGTTGTTATACCTAACCAGGACAAGAAAGAAGACGTTGCTGTTCAACCAGCGGTTGTAAAGAAACAAGCGAAGACGGAAGAAGACGCTGAAGAGCTAGAAGGTATTGAGACTAAAGGTGCTCAGAAGCGTATCAGAACTCTTATACGACAGCGGAAAGAGCGCGACGAAGAGTTAGATAAAGCTCGTGGGGCTTTAGCAGAAGCTAACAGTAAACTCTTAGAACGAGACAAACAGTTATCAGCTTCTCTTAAGAACTCCTTGGATTCTAATGAATCTAATCTTAATGCTAGTATTGATTCAGCTAAGAAAAGATTAAGAGTAGCTCTAGATCAAGATGATAATGAATCTATTGTAGAAGCTCAAGAGCAAATGAGTAAGAGTTACGGGGAGCTTTCTCGTATTGAAGAACGTAAGCAGGCTTGGGCTAAGTATCAAGCAGAAGTAGATGCTGCCCCAGCTAGGCAACAAGTAGATAATGTAGCACCAACAACTCCTACGTATGATCCTAAAGCAATGGATTGGGCTGTACGGAATGATTGGTTTAATAAGGATCAGATCCTTACTACTGCAGCTCTTACAGTAAATCAAGAGTTAATTAATGAAGGGGATTTTGATCCTTCAGATGACGAGTTTTATAATGCTCTGGATGCTAGGTTAGCAGAGAAATATCCAGAGAGGTTTGGCGCTTCTCTTGAAGAAGAAGAGGTTGTTAAACCAGTTCGTAAGCCTACGTTACAGGCGAAACAAACGGTAGCAGGTGCTTCACGTACAGCTGCTAGTCCACCTGGAGCAGGTTCTGCATCTAAGAACAGAGTCCACTTGACTCAAGAAGATGTAGCACATGCACAGAAATGGGGTATACCGTTAGAAGAGTATGCTAGAGAAAAGCAACGTGTAGAAGCTTCAGATGGCGAATACACAACTATTCAAATATAGCGTGGGAGTGACTTAATATGAATACTACAAG